CTTTGGATGTTAAACTAAGTCTGTCGCTTTTCCTATAACAGGTTTGTATTTAGTTTTACCTTCTGATTTGTACGCGTGTAAAAATTGTTTTCTTGGTTGATCAGGTGTGTAGCTGCAATGTATCCAGCCACTGTTCGGCTCACCTGGAGTGTAGAATTCTAAAATTAATTGATCATAGTCTAGGTTCTTATTAATCCAATCAGCTAGTTCTGCATTGTCTGTGCCCATCACTTCAAAATCCGCTGCTTCTGCACGGGCATGTTGGCTGTTGACTGAGCTGCCGATCTTAATACACAACTGCTCGCTACGAAATCCCGACGTTACTTTTACTCTACCGAAGTGGTCACGTACCGGCTGTAAAATATTTTCACAAAGTGCTTTTAATTTTTCTATCTGACCTGAGTTTGGATTGTTATTGATGTCCAACCTGATAGCAGTGTCAGATTTAATTAATTCTTGAAGTGTGAAGTTACGTGATAAATTCATTATTTCATATAGTTCATTACTAAAGCTAGAATTATAGAACCCATCCCAGCTACAATCATGTATTCAATTCTTTTAATACGTTCTCTCATTTCTTTTATTTGTTCGAACGTCTGCTTTTGCATAATTCTGCAAAGCTTTTCATGATCTTCTATTTTTTGTAATGCCGATTTCTTAGTCATAATTATCCTGTTGGAAACAATATTCGCAGTTTTTGTTCTGTTGTCAAGCCTGAAAAAGAACCTGCTGCACCAGGGTTATTAACTATATTTGCATCAATACTTGGTAGATTTAAAGTTTGTGGTGTTGCAGGTGTGTCTTGCATAATAGGAAATAAAGGATTTTCAAATACAGGAAATTCTATTTCATTTAAAGAAACACTTCTCATTTGACCAGCTAGATTTGCTATTACATCAGAAGCTCTTTCTAAAGGATTAGCAATTCCTAACGAAGCAGCGTTTTCTGCAAAAGCTCTTCTTACTTCTGGTGATATTATAATAGGTCTAAAAATATTGTTGTCTATTGTGTTTACTTCAATACTGGACAATCTATTTGTAGACGATCTAAAAGCATCATCACTGATATTTAAAATTCTCGCAGCATCAATGTCATCTTTAAATTCTTTTCTTACTTCAAACAAAGATCTGTTTGCATTTATATATGCGTCTACGATATCTCTTGGTTCAATCGGTCCACCACGTAAAGCTTCTCTAGTAAATAATTGTCTAGATTGTCTGACACCTCTTTGATAGTTTGCTATTTTAAAATCAAGTCCTCTCGCTGGGTTTACTTTTACTTCTCTAAAACCAAACAAACCTTGAAACTCATCACCAAATTCAAACGCTTGACCATACTCATCAAACTTACCTTTAGTTAAAATATCTACAGACTCAATAGATCTGTCTAATCTTTTTAATTGTTCAAATGAAAAAGGCATTTGTGCTTTTACTAAATGTTGCATAATTTTTGTTGCCTTGTCTCCAGGTAAATCTTGTGGGTTAAACACTTGGAAACCTTCTCTTGTTCTACCACCTCTAGCTATCAAGTCTGTTACTGCTTCTGTCCAAATAGATTCTGATATAAAAGGTTGTGCAAACTCTCTCATAGATATAAATGTACCTGCTAAGAAGTCATCCATAATACCATCTTCGTCTGTTCTACCATCAGCAACTGCATTAATAACTGTTTGCACCGGTCTAACTAACGTATCGTATGCATTAGCATGGCTAAAATCTATGTATTTAAAATTACCATCTTTGTCTTTTATTGGCAGTATTGTTGAGTTTTTTGACCAGTCAGCAACATATCTTCTAATAGCTTCTCGCTCTTCATCAGTGACATCGTAGATAGCCTGGAAAGCTTTTTGTGTTGCATATGGTACAGCTGCAACTGTAGCACCGAACCCAAATAATCTAGTGTACCCAATAGTTTCAAAAGGTTTTACTGTGGTTCCATCTGGTAAAGTTATAACTTCATTTATTTCTCTTAATGCTCTTCTTACAATATTAGTACCTGTTCTAGCTATCTCTGCAGGAAAAGATACAAAGTTACCAATGGGCAATTTTCTTAATGATTTTACAAAATCAGATACATAATCATAGTTTGGTATATTATTTTTTACAATATCTGCTGCTTCTTTTTTAAAAAAGTTTTCATCTATTACAGTGTCAACACCATTTCTAGTTACAGTCATACCTCTTGTAATGCCTTTGTCAGCAAATTGTTTTTCAATTCTTGCTTTTTCTGTAGCCCACGATGCTATCTTCCAGAAATCATCTTCAGCTGTATATAGATCTTGTGATACAGACTTTAATTTTGATAATGGTTTGAGTAACATCCTAAGACCTTTGTCTGATGTCATGGTCTCGCCAAAGTTTACATCCTCAAGAAGTCTAGTTAGATCTCCAAGTCTTACGTTAGAGTTTACTACACCTAATTGTAGTAATTCTTCATACAAATCGTTTTGCATTCTTGTTCCTTTGAGTGGTGTTTGCAAAGCTTGATAGGCTGTTTTAATCGCTTCTGGGTTTGGTATAATACCATTTGCCGTTGCAAACGCACCCGCGCTTACAAAGTTTCTAACATGTGTGACAGGTGATAAAATAGTTTTTGCTATTTGTGATAAACCCTTTGGATATAAAACTAAACTTTGATAAAGTTGACCTAATATACCAGCTTTATCAAATGCAAGTGATGTACCTTCTAATGCTTTTGCTATACCTGGTGTAGTATACAGCTCATTTAGAGGATTAACTGATCCACCTTTAGCAGCAACACTAAGTGTTTTAGCTTGGTCAATTCTTATTTGTTGATAATCATCACCAAATAATAATCTTGCTTCGTCTGCAGTTTCCGCAAACATAGGTTTTTGACCTGCAGCTTTTAACTCGTTTGATTTTTTAATTAAATCTTGAAAGAATAAATTTCTTCTTGTGATCATAGATAATTTAGCCGTACCACCTAATATAGTTTGCATAGGGTTAGCTTGCTTACCTAAAAGTTTTTCAAACACAACTCTGTCAGCTTCTTTGATTGCACCTGCAGATACTAACGCAGATCCTCTAGCTGTCACTACTTCATCTAACGTAGTTCTGTTTACAAAAAATCCAGGCACTTCAAAAATTGCATCTGAAGGTCTATCCATTCTCATACCTTTTGGTAGTCTTGCAGTTTTTAATACTCTAGTTACAGCTTGCTCTGCTTGGAGATCTGTCATTTCTTCACCAGCTTCTTTTGCACTAGATTTAAAAACTTCTTTTGCTTCGTCAATTGCTTCTCTGGTAGGTGTGTATCTTACCCAAGGAAAAATACTTTGGTTTTGAAATATGTCGTACGTAGATCCTAAATAGTTTTTAAATTTGTTACCAAACAAACTTTTAAACTCTTTAATTTCATTTTGTCCTAACGATCTACCTAGTTTAGAAAATAAATCAGACCATTTAGTTCTTATTGTAGAAAGGCTACCCAATATGTCGGTAATAACTTGATCATCTACTTTCATATCTTGAAGCTCTTTTACTAATTTAGCTTTCTTTGTTTCATCTAATTTACCAAACGTTGCAACACCTTGATCATCCAGTTCTGCCTTACCTGATAACAAAAGATCATTTACTTTTGTTAACATTTGTTTTCTTTTTGCAGCTTCTGCTTGATTCATTACTGTTCTAAATGGAGGAAATATTTTATCAATTGCAACATCCAATTCTCTTGATATATTTCTAGCAGCTGCAGCGTCAGATGCTCTTTCTCCAACAGAAGTTCTTTCTATATCAAAAAATTCTTGTGTTTTACCGCTTCGAGCCCTGAACCCTGATGCAATCTTATCTATAAATGCATCTAGTTTAGAGTTTGCTACATCTAATTGTTTGTTTCGATCAGTTAATTTTTTAACTACTTTACCAGTGCCCCCTATAAGCCCTGTAAATAATGCTCCTTCTACACCAAATTTAACTCTATTTAATAATTCTCTTGTAGGGTCATCATCTGTTGATCTTGTTATCTCTGTCGGTCCACCAATAAGATCACCAAACGTACCTATCTTTTCTACATCACCAACAAATACAGCTTCAGCTAAACCACCCCCTAACGCACCTGCAATAAATTTATTTGTTTTACCACGTGCATTTAGTTCTAATGCTTCATCTACACCTTTTTTAAGATTAGGATTTGAAAGTTTAAAATATTTATTATTTCTAGCAGCACGCATGGCATCGTCTGCCATCTTGGATGCAACTTTAAAACCTCTTGCTCCAGGTAGACCTATATTTACTAATGCTTCTGTAATTCTACCAGCTGCTGTAGCTTCTGCTTTCTCATCAAACTCTGTAAGATCATCAAAGAATTGTTCTACTTTTGCAGCCCTACCTTGGTCAACACCAAGATCCATAAGAGTTGCACCTAAAGAAAAGAAACCTTTTGGTATCTGTATTAAACCTGATGCAACACCAGATAATATTGATTCTATTGTCCCAACTTTTTGATTGTCAAGTGTTGATCCTAATGTGGTATCTACTAGAGTAACCATTTTTTACTCCTAAAATACAAATGCTTTTGCCTTACCGTCTGCACCTATTGTAATAATTCTACCACCTACAACATAGTCTCCTGCAGGTAACTTATCTTTTTCTGCTTCAACCAATTGTTCTTGATATAAGTTTACAAAATCAGCTTCAGTTAAAGTAGGATTTTTTTGCATAAACTCATCCACTTTTTCTGTAGGCAATATACCTTTTGTTTCTATACCTTGTCTCCCTGCTTCAGTAAATAAAGCTTGTCCTTTTAATGACAGACCTTTATCTAGGTAGAAATTTTTTATTTCTTTAAGATCAGCACCAGCTAGTTTTTTATTTGCAACAGCTATTTGAGCCTCTTTATATTTTTTATCTAAAGCAGCTGATGGATCACTTGCCTTAATATCTTTTTCAATTTCACCTTTAAGAACTGCAGCATCAATCTGTCTTTTAAGAGCAGAACTTTTATCTAGTTGTTTAGATATTGCATCTATAATTTGTGTTTGTAAACTACCGGACTTAATAGCTCCTTTTAAATCTCCACCTTCTTGTTGTACAATTTTACTTGCATCAATTAAAGAATCATAGACAGCATCTTTTTTCATATTATCTAGACCCATTAATTTATAATATCTATCTTTTGTTTTTTGAATTCTTTCTTTGTTTAATTGATCTAATTTTTCATCATTAACCACTGTATTTTTTGGATCAACTTTCATATCCGGATCACCACCGCCTGGAGGTCCTCCTTCTTTTTCTATTTTTTTAGGGTCATCTTTTTTAAATATAGATTCTCCGGGAACCAACATATCGACATACCCTTTTGCTAAACCTGGAGCTGCTTCAACCGCTGATTTACCTACATTATAAATACCTGCACCAGCTTGTGGTGCAAGAGACAACGTAGTAATAGGGTTTTGTCTTAAAAAAGAACCAACTCTAAAACCCGCTCCGGCTCCTTTGTCGGCCATAGGGACACTTATTCCTCCTTTAGGCATAAATATATCTTTAAGCCTACCTTTTACTCCTAGAGTTTCAGACATAGGTTTATAGGCTCTAGCAGCTTTAAATCCTCTGTATGCTGCAGGTAAAAATCGTGCAGCTGCTTGTAAACCAGCTCCTATAAAAGGAAGAACTGCAACGTGGTGTGATCTACCGTCTGTTTTAGGATATCTTTTATCACCAACTAACCCAGTTCCAGTATTATCTTTCATACCAGACATAATACCCTCTTTGATAGGGCCACCGTATCTAAACATTGGTCTATTTAATGGCTTCATTCTAGCTCCTAAACTTGCCGAATAATCCGCCGATACCTAGTGCTGTGCTTAGAGCCGTTGAGAATGGACTAGGAGTTGCAGGATCTTGGAATTGCGCTCCGGCAACACCTCCAGCAAGACCTGTGATTCCTGTTCCGTATGTAGATAATCTTTGATAAGGCTCGTACGCTCCAGTTCTAGCAGCGTCCATATCCGCTTGTAATTGTGATTGACTTAATCCTTGTCTAAATGCACCTAGTTGACCTAAGTTAGCTACATCCGCAGCTTGACCTGCTCTTTGGAAATTAGACAATGCAAATTGATTTTGTAAATCTTGCGCTCTTCTCATTGAAGCATCTTGAAAACCTGATTGTAATAATTGTGCAGCTAATCCTGCTCTGCCAGCAGTTGTGTCAGCCATATATTGTCCTTGTAATGCACCTTGTCTACCACCACCAAACGCGCCTATACCTGCGGCTTGATCTGAAATTTGTTGTAAACCACCTGCTCTCGATACATCAAACTGTCTTAACGTTTCATCAATAACACCTTGTTGATAAGGTGACATAAAAGATGCAATAGATCCAGGCCCGGTCCCTGCTCCAGTGCCCGTGAGTGTTTGTGCTTGTTGTAAAAATGGTTGATAAGAGCCAACACCTTGTGTTGCAAGATTAATTGCAGCAGTTTGTAAAGGATCTTCACCAGCAACAAACTGTCTACCTGTAAATTTACTTGTATCTATAGGTGCCGACGTCGTTGCCGTCAGCTGTCGGGCGTAATCTTTTGCGGTATCTTGTAAATAATCTGGTAATGCCATTATGCTATTCTACTCTCCAATTGTTGTGCTTGATCGAACATTGCTTGTGCAGGATTTTCCATGCCCTGGGACTCTTCTGATATAGTACCACCTGCTTCTAAATTGTCCATCATATTCTGCATAACTTCAGCACCTTTATCAATATCTCCCTGACCTGCATTTCTTACAGCATCTGCTGTAAATACAAATTCATTTTTACTAAGTCTAGCTGGCACATCGTCCGCTCTTTCCTCAGCTCCTAGTGGTACAAAACCACCCTCTCTATAATCTTTTTCAAAGCCACCTAGGTCCATAAGACCACCTTCTGCTTTTCTTTGTCTTAATGCTTCGTAAATCATATCTTCTTCAGAACCTGTGCTTCTAAGACCACCTTGATAATCTTCATAACTTTTCATAAAATCTTCTATGTCATCGCCACCTAATCTTAATCTTTTAGCAATTTCATCTAAAGGTCCTTCGTCCAAAGAGCTAACAGAGTAACTACCATCTACCTCTTTAGCAATATTGTATCCTTCATCAATTAATTCTTCCATGACCTTTACAGATTTTTTAGATTTAGGTGTAATAAAAACATCTAGACCAGTTGCTTGTGCTTGTAGTCCCGCATCTGTCATAACATCTTCGTCTCTAATACTTAAATTTATATCTGCATCATCAAATAAAGATCTGACTTTACCTACACCAGACTTTATCATTTGGCCCGCTTTTTGTAACACACCACCACCTATTCTATATCCGTCTCTAGGTATACTAGCTAATCCACCATCAGCAGCATAGAAAGAACTTCTTACAGCTGATTTAGGAGGCATAAAATATAATGCAGAGTTTGTAGGGTCACCATAATATTGTCTAGCTTGGCCTCTAATGTCTTCAATACTGCTTATTGGACCAGTAAATGATTCTTCTGGAACATCTTCTTCGTCATCACCACCCATTAAGAATGGTGCAGCGATTGCTCCTGCCCCTAATAAACCACCACCTACTCTAAATATACTAAATGGATTTTTAGCTTCTCCGCCTACTCTAAATATGTTTCCTAGTTGGCCCAACATACCTTCTCCACTTTTAAATTTTGAAAAAAGACCTGGTAATCCACCTGCTGATTGTAACAAAGTTTTCTTACCAAATAGCATAGGAGCATAATTTGCTGCTAATCCAGCCAAAGCAAACTTAGCTAATGGTGATTTAGTTATCTTTTTAACAGCTCTTTTAGCTTTCTTTACAATTTTACCTAAGAAATACCCTTGTCTTGGCTCTTCTAGTGTCATGATACCACCGCCAGCTCTAAGTTGTCTTTCCATATCCATTCTTGAAATTGCCATAGTTTTCCTTTTTATAGTCTTTTTCTCCTATAATCAATCATATATATCTACAAGGTCAGCTAGTCCGCCTAACATATAGCCGGTTCTTCCTCTACCAGTTCTATTACTTACAGGACCACCATCTGAACCAATACCGAATCCTCCTCCAAAATCAAATGATTGGTTACCCTTACTATCTCGTCCGTAATCAGTTGCCCCGTGTATACTAGGAGTATAATCTGCTTCTCCTTGTCTTTTAATTGCTGCTCGAGCTGCGGCTCTGTTTTTTGCTGCAGCTGCTGCTGCCATTTCGTCTCGTATTTTTTGTGCCTCTTGTTCTCTAAAACCTTCATCTCTTTCTTTTTTCTTACCTATATAAAAATTTAATTTTGTTCTTAATAGTTTTGTCATTTGATTTGCAAGGTCTGCTTCTTCACCTTCAAATAATCCTGTTTCAGGATTAAATGTTGCATTATATTTGCTTCCTACTTTTCCAGCATCACTTAATGCAAGTCCTAGTTTATTTACCTCTTTACCTACTCTTTCTGCATAATTACCAAATGCAGATCTAACATTTAATCCAAACGGATCTTTAGATAATCCTGTTGTATTTTCACCAAATACTGTAGGGCCAGTGTAACCCATTTGACTTGTAATGAATGCTTGATCAGGTCTAGATAAAGTTCCAAATTTGTCAGCTTTGCCTAAGATAGCATTTAGTATACCTATGTTTGTTCTTGGTGTATACCCTTCATCCATGATCTCTTGTGGTGATTGTGGTTGAAACATTTTTCCTAACATAGTTCTTTGTTGTGGTACTCTTAGATCTGGATCTGCAACGTAAAATCCAGCGTCTGCAGGATTAACATCTTGTCTAAATGCAGGAAATCCAAAAATTTTTGCTGTGCTAGGATTATTATATGCATCCTCTAATCTTTTGGTTCTAGCATCTACTGCTTTTTGAAAATCAGTCGTTAAACCAGTTATTCCGCCAGTGTAAGCAGCACCGCCTTCACCTCCACCACCTACATTTAAAGTAGGTAATCCAAAATCAGGTTTTGATGCATCTGCACCACCACCCTGTGGTATTTGAAATGGATTTAATAAAAACTCACTTCTAGGTATGTATTTAAAACCTGCATCGTACACCTGTTTATCATATGGACTCATCATAACTTAGTGCTACCTCCAAGTGGTAAAGCTTCTACAGTAACTTTTACATCTCTTTTAATATCATCAGCCACAGTTTCTGTTTCAGGATTCTGTACATCTTGCATAGCTTCTGCATCTGAATTATATTCTTGTCCTGTTTTCATATTAGTTAATGTAACTTCTGTTTGCGGTGTAATAATTTTAACAGGTTTCCCATCTATTATCTCTATTCTATAAGATGCTTCTGTTTCTATAAACGACATATTAATCCCTATTTATCTCTAATATTGATGCAATTACATGCAACTCATTTGCATCAGCTGCTTGTGCCTTTAATACCTCATTTTCCTCTAAAATTAAAGGGTGTGTTAACAGCTCTGTTGTTGCTTTTGAGGCTATTGCTTTGTCTTTAAACAAGTTAAATACTGCAGAGGCAGCATTTGTTATAGTAAAAGTTATTGTTGACCCTGACCCAGCATCCTCTGATACTAATATACTTTTAATTATGGCTCTAGAATCAGCAGGTGTTGTATATATTACAGTGTTATCTGTGGTAGTTAAATCTATTAATTCGTTTTTGTATATATTAGCCACTTATAAACCAAGAGAATCTCTCTTGCTCCTGTTTTACCTCATCTAAAAAAGTAGAGTTTAATTGATCTTTCATAATAGTTAAAGCTCTATTTATTTGTTTCTGGTTAGAAACATCGTATTCTTGTTTAGGTTCTGGTATTCTTATATTTATTTTTGTCATTATCTACGTCCATCTCCCTGTATATCTAATCTTAATGTACCAAATCTCCACTCTTCACCAGAGCTGTCGTTTTCTATTTTAACATTTACAAATCTACCCCTAGCTCTAGTGTCTTTTTTAATAGTTGTAGAAGTTATTGTAAAAGGACTTAAAGCAGTTGTAGTGTCAGATTCTTGTGGATATCTTTTAACACCTAAACTAACTTTAGCATTTCCAGTCAAAGCTTTAAAGTCTGGTACGAATCTTCTCATTGCTAATAAAAATTCACCAGATACTTTTGGTCCAGAAGGCATTCCTGCTGCACCTCTTTGTCTTTGTTCTATATCAATATCATATGATTTTACAAAAGAAGTAACTATTGTTGTTGAACCGTCTTCATTGACTTGATCTGTACCAACTTCGTGTTCAAAAAATTTAGTTTGACCTAATCCATCTTGACCTACAACTGCTGGAAAAGTACCATTTGCTGTGCTGTCATATTTTGTTCCATAAGGTTTAGGATATACAATTGCATCAATCCAAGATGTTCTTGACTCTGTTCCTGTGTACCATATGCCTCCTGGCATTCTAGAACTGCTAGATTCACCGTAATTAAATACAACGTACTTATCGTTAAAGCTAGATCCTTGTGAAGGATAATACCAAACAACTTCTGTAAATAGATTATTAATACCTGCTGCAACTTGTTGACCTTTTGTAGTATCAAAATTATTATATACAAAATCTTCTACTGTGCACGGTAGTGATTTAACTGTACCATCAAACATAAAGAAACCATTTGGAGATAACCAGAACGCAGCACCATCGACTTCAACAACTGCATTCTTACCTATCAATCCACAGTTTGTACCAACTTGTTCAAAGCTAAATGTAAAAGGTGCACCTACAAATTTCATTGTGTACAATGCATTGTCTGTAAACACTAGAATTGTTTCTTTTGCTTTTATCGC